AAAATCGATTGGTTAACTGATTGTTTAGCTTCTAATATTCCTTATGGTTATGCTGAAGCTGCTTGGAAATGCTATAATACTAGTGATTTTTGTACTTTAGACGCATTTGATCACTCAAACGCTCAATATATACATGATGTTAGATTATGTGTTATGGCTGAAGTTCCTGTTGGTTTACGTTCTTTAGTTATTGTAGGACCCAGTGGTTGTGGTAAAACCACTTGGGCCAAGTTAAGATGTTCAAAACCTGCACTTATATGTACACATATGGATGATTTAAAAAACTTTAAAATAGGTTATCATACCTCAATCATCTTCGATGATATGAGTTTCACCCATTTAGATCCAGTTTTACAAATTCCTATATGTGATAGATATGATAATCGTTCACTACATTGTAGATACGCAGTAGCTCAAATACCTAAAGGTATTCAAAAAATCTTCACCTGTAATGTAGATCCATTTAAAATGGATCTACCTCAAATAGCACGTAGATGCAATTTAATAAATCTTTATTAAGGAATAATCTCAGGATTATTAAAGACACTTTGTTGAAATATCGGAGTTATATCAGTATGACCCCTGGTCTTCAATATAACCCCTGATTTTCTTTCTGCTTCATATGTCAATGTAATTATGGCTGATGAGTTAACATTAATAACATCTTCAAACGACAACATAACACCACCTCCAAGGGTTTTAATAACCCTTGCATTACCTGTGGCTTGGTCGACTTGTAAATTCAAATCTTGTAAAAATTTTACAAAATTGATATTTTTACGATATGATCGATATAAATTCTTAATACATCCAGGTTCTAATCTAACCTTAGAAACTCCTTTACAATTAGTAAAGTTTCTTGCTGTAATTGGTTCACGGTATCCACTAGGCATGTCTCCACCTCTGACCAAATTCATACCATCATTAAATCGAATAGAAGCAAAATCATAAGCTCTAGGAGAACTAGCAATATTTCCTCCAGTCACGTTGACAGGGTCACGTGACTTAGGAATTGATGAAAATTCATAAATATATCCTTGGACAGGATTACTGTCCACTTGATCAGTATCTTTAGAGCCACTAGCAGATACACTTCTATTTTGTACTTTCATTTCTAATGTACATTGCATCTCAATGTATTCATTATGTAAATTCATAGTAGCTAATAATATACTATCAGCAGCCAAATTAATTTGTTTATATACAGACAAAAGGAATGGTTCTCTAGGATTTGCAGCATTCGCAAATCCATTACCAGAAGAATAATTCAATAGAATTGATGTTAATTCCTCTGATACATCTTGAACTGTTTTAGTACCGTTAACAGTAATTACATTACTGTTTTCGGCACCAGTAACAGCATCATACCATGTAAATACTACATTATACAAACCAGGTGTAGCGTTATAGTTACCCATTAAACAAAAATTATCCATGCTTGTATATTTTGTTTTAAAAGCCCTTTCCAAGAGCTTTCTCATTGTGGCTGCACCAATCATTTCAATAATATCAATAGGTACTATACTATGACTGTACAAATATACACAATCGGCATCAGTGACAGTACCAACTGTTTCTCTGATTTTTATAACACCACTTCTAGCGAATTTTGCCATAGATTGCTTATTTACATTTTTCTTTCGTCCTTTAGGAAATTTGCCAGCAAATTTATCTCCAGCTCTACTCAACACGGTACGTGATACACCGGACTTACGTCCAGGTACACGTGATTGAGGATTTTGAGGCCCAAAATAGCTCCCATATTTCTTCATTACATCTAAAGAATATGGTACAATTTTATTTTTTATACTTTTATATCCAGTAGGATAGTTAGGTACGGACACCATATACCCTTTGCCATATTTGAATGGCTTAGGATATGGCGCAGCATATTTACGTTTAGTAAATCTTGGAGAAGAATGAAACTTACGTTCTTGAGGCATTTAGGAGATAGCGGGGGTGCCCGTAATATTAAATTATGGGCACCGCTAACCGCTTATAAGGGATATAAGTTCTATTTCAAACTCCGAAGCGTTTTCTCTCTCACCCTCTCTCCTAACCTCCTAGAGACTCCGTCTCCTACTCCCTAATCCTCCGGACCCTAGTTTATACCCTTGTTTAATTACAAGGGTCTGGCGTCTATAAATACAAGCGACCTAAGTGTACAACCGATAACACTTATGCTCACTCCTCCTCATGGATCTCAACTCAACCCAATCGACCTCACCGAAGACTGCTTCCCAGAACCTGCAAAGCACTGGTCCAAATTGTTTGAACAGCAGCTGTCTGGTGAGAGAACGTATGATAATATTCTTAATGGTGCTTCTTCTTCTGCTTCTATCAATGGTAATGCTGATGCTGCGTTGCAGAAAAAATTTAGAATAAATGCTAAATCAGTTTTTTTAACTTATCCACAATGTTCTCTAGATAAAAAAATTTTAATGAACTTTCTTGCTTCTTTGAAACATGAAGCAAAATATATTATAGTTTGTCATGAAAAACATAAAGATGGTTCTCCGCATTTACATGCAGTAATAACTTTTAAAACAAAAGTTGATATTAAAAAAGAATCATACTTTGATATTAACGGTTTTCATCCGAATATTCAAACTACAAAAAATATAAATGCTTCCATTACTTATTGTAAAAAAGACGGTGACTTTATAGAAGAAGGATCACATAGTAACGATCATGTAAACAAGATCGCAACCATGCTACCAACTTTCACCGAAGTAGACGCATTCTTAGAATCTTTATTATTAGGGTATGAATAAAATCGATTGGTTAACTGATTGTTTAGCTTCTAATATTCCTTATGGTTATGCTGAAGCTGCTTGGAAATGCTATAATACTAGTGATTTTTGTACTTTAGACGCATTTGATCACTCAAACG